AAGGACAGATTTCTCTGGCATATGGAAAATTGCTTGATCGTGAATTACTTTCAAAGCTTTTTACTCCTACAATGAATGTCAATCGCAATCGTACAGCTGCTGAAACAATCATGGACATGGATCCTGCCATGGCTCAATCGATTGGTCTGCGTGAAATTCCTACAATGATTAGTGAAGAACCTATTCTCACAGCTGAGTTTGTCGCAAAGGCGATACACACACCTGTTGGTACAAAGCTTGGCCGTGCTCCTTTTGCGGATGAATTTGAGGAAACTTTTGGTCCATGCACCTACGCTCCTGCTGATATGACAGGTGGCCCTGATGCAATTCAGAGAGGTCTTGGTCGAAAGCGTAATACCCCCGATCCAAGCAATCTCATCAATGAGAAAATTGCCCTTGAAGCCGAAAATCGGCTCTTTGAATGGGTCATGAGTCATGATGGGATGGCTAAAGCTCGCTGCTTAACGCTCGAAGAAGCTGTCCTTGGAATGACCTTTCCTGATGGACATGTTTTGGAGCCATTGCACATGGAAACCGCAATGGGCCCCCCTTTTACTGGGGCCAAGAAGAAATGGATCAAAATTGTTGACGGAAAGGTTGTTTTCCATGAGAAAGCACAACGCCTCTATGATCTTTGCTGGAAAGCAATGGATGAAGGGCATGCGTTGCCAGTCTTCTATGGTAGTTCACTCAAAGATGAAAAACTGCCACTGCAAGAGGATGGCAAACCAAAGCGGACAAGGATTTACTTTCCTGGTCCCGCAATTGGTCAAATCATTGGAAGACAGCTTTTCTCCTATGTATTTGAATGCCTTGTCAAGGATCCCATTTTTGGTGATTTCAAGGCAAATTCAGATGACAGGAAGATGTATGACAACGTTCTAATTAGTTCCCTTCTTCAGCTCAAAAACCCAGAAGAAGCACAAGTTTTCAACTGTGATTTCAGTGCCTGGGATCTGAACATTCCCTTTCGTCTTGCAAAGATGGTTGAACATGTGATGGTTCGGATTGGTGCTGAGTTGGGCATTGAAGAACACGTTGTTGAATCCTTCTGGAGTGTCTACTCAAATGCATCCGTTCTCATACCTGATGCTGGTTGTTCACATGTTTGGAACGCCGAAGGCACTCACTGCTCAGGCAGTGGATTTTGCACCGCGTACAATTGCATGGTGAACAAGCTGTTGTGCATTTTGGCCTCCATTCTTTATGAAATTGATCA